AGGTCTGCAAGGAGTTAGTAGAAGCAGGAGTAACAACTGATATGCTTAAAGGCTCAATAGAAGCCTATAAGAAGCATTGGAACAATGTTGATGTAACACCTTACGCAATCAATAAATGGTTTGGTAAGTTTGAAGCTCTAGGTCAAGACGAAGTACGCAAACAAAAAATGCTAGAGAATCCTGCTTTAATCTGCGAAGAACAAGGTTGTAACTTCATAGACCACGACTTCTTTTTGTACTGTGTTAGGTGCAAAAAAGAGCAAAAAAAGTAGATTTCTTAAAAAAAAATAAAAAAAATTACAAAAGCCTATAAACATTGGGGTTTTTTATACTTAAATTACAGATAAAAGTTGTAATTATTTATAATCTTTGATTATACTGTCCCTATGAATGAAACAAGAAATACCGAGTCTCAAATCTCAACAAGAGGTTTAGATTCTGAAATGGAGAAAAAATTGGAAAATAGTAAAGAAAGAGTACAAGAAGCAATCAATACATTGAATGCTCAGTATAAAAGCCAACAAGATGACGCTAAGCACATTTGCGAAAGTCTAAAGTACCTTAGAAGTAAGGGACAAGAAAATTCAGACCTTTATAATAATTTGTTTAGGCACTTAAATAATCTATCAGATGAGAGAGAAGTTAATAGAATATCAGTTCAAAGACTTGAAGATTATTTGGAGGCATTAGTATAATGCCTTCAAATGATTACATAGTTTATCAAGCTATATCAGGATTATCAGAAGAAGAAATGCAATTAGACTCAACTATGAGTCTTGATTGTAATAATTGTTTTAAGCCAATTCCTAAATGGATTCTTGATGACGCTGGAGATGTATTTTTCTTAGGAGATTATGAATGCGAACATTGTGGAGAGCCATTAGGTTAAAACAATAAAATAAAACAATCTTGCAGGTCGGTTTCTTTTGAGACCGACTTTGCTATTATGGGTGGATAATGCCAAAGCAAACTTTAGCTCATAATGAACAGTTAGTAGAAGCACTTTGTGATTCTATTGCAACAGGAATGTATGTAAATCTTGCGTGTCAATCTGTAGGAATAAGCACATCAGCTTTATCTGAATGGAAGAAAAAAGGACAACAAGGCATACACCCTTACGATAAAGTTTGGCAAAGAATACAGATAGCAGAAGCAAAAGCTATTGAACGAAGAATTAAAAGAATAGAAGAAGCAGGAGAGAGTGGCTCTTGGCAGGCAGACGCTTGGTACTTAGAGAGAAGATACCCACACTTGTTTGGTAAAAGAGATACAGTTGCCATTGAAAACCAAGACAATCCGAAAGTAAGATTGCGTTGGGCAGACGGCAACCTGCTTGAAGGAGAACAAGAATACTTAGAAGGCGAAGTGGTAGAAGATGAATGAAGAAGAAATAAATAATAAGTTTGCTGACATCATACAAACTCTTGATATGAGAGATATTGAAGATGAGATATTAGATGAAATAGTTATCGACATCAATGAACTTCCTGCCATTGTATTTATGCCAATCCTTACAGACTTTGGTCTTGTATATAATTCTTTTAACTTGCCAACTAAACACATTGAAGAATTTTTAGCTTGGCTTAATTCTCAACAGGAGTAGTTATGCAATCATCATTGGACGCAAATGTCAGCTCAGGCTTAGACATTGAGCTTCCACCATTACACTCTGCACAAATGGAAGTAGTAAACAATATGAAAAGGTTTACTGTTCTTAGTGCAGGAAGGCGTTGGGGTAAGACCAAACTAGGTGTTTGGCTTTGCCTTAAATACGCTTGGGAAGGCAAAAGAGCTTGGTGGATTGCACCTTCTTACTCTATGACGAATGAAGCGTGGGCAGATTTAAGAAGCATTGGCATTGAATATGGAGTAAAAGTAAAAGAAGCTGAGAGAACTATTATTACAACAACAGGTGGCTCAGTTCAAGTAAGGTCAGCAGATGACCCAATGAAGTTAAGGGGTGCAGGACTTGACTTTGTTGTTTTAGACGAGTGTGCCTTTATGAAACCACAGACTTGGGCAGAAGTAATCAGACCTGCATTAACAGAGAAAAAAGGTAGTGCATTATTTATCAGCACACCTAAAGGATATAATTTTTTTGAAAAGCTCTACTCAGAAGCAAATTTATTAGATGATTGGGTAAGATTTACTTATCCAACATACACAAATCCAATCATTGACCCTAAAGAATTAGAATCAGCAAAGCAAGAAATAGGTAGTTTTTTGTTTGCACAAGAATACGAAGCTCAATTTATAGAAGCCACAGGTGGCTTATTCAAAGCAGATTGGTTTGAGCATTACTCCATAGAAGAACGAATAACAATCGATAAGGAGACAAAAGATGAATATTTGGAAGTTTATTATAAATATAAAGACAAAGAGTGCAGATTGGAAGATTGCCGTAGATACGCAACTGTTGACTTGGCAACATCAACTAGAGAGAGTGCTGACTTCACGGTCATCACATCAGTTGCTATCACACCTGAAGGCAAGATTCTCGTATTGGACATTGACAGACGAAGATTGGAAGCACCTGATTTATTGCCATTATTACGAAGAAAAGTGGAACAGTTTGACCTTGCGTATGTCGGAATTGAGAGAGCAGGTTATCAGTTGGCGTTTATTCAAATGGCTAAAAGAGAAGGACTAATAGTTAAGTCGCTTAAAGCAGATAGAGATAAAGTATCAAGAGCTTATCCACTTATTGCAAGAATGGAAGCAGGAGATATATTCTTCCCTAAGAACTCTGCTTGGTTTGGAGATGTACAAACAGAACTGCTTAGATTCCCTGAAGCAGAACACGATGACATTGTTGATAGTCTCGCATATAGCGTGATAGAATCAAAAGTGCGTAAAAGTATAAAAGTTTTCTAATATAATGTAAGATTAGAGCAGAGTGGAGTAGTGCCGATAAGGGTTGCGTCCATTACTTCACAAAGCTCTACAAGGAGAATAATGGCAGAGAGAAGAAGTTTCAGAGAAGTAGTCTTTGGTAACTCAGAACAAAAAAGAAGCACAGGATATAATTTTTTTAGACAAGGTGCAGACTTAAATAATACAAGTTTTATACAAGGTTATCAATCATCAGCAGGTCAGTTTAATGTACAAGGCTTAGGTAATGGTGCGTCTAACTCAGCAGTAGTATCTTGCTTACAGGTTTTAGGTACATCATTCTCAGAAGCAGAACTTAAAATATATCAGATAAATGAAGTTGGAGAATATGAAGTTGCACCTAATCATCAGTTAGGAATGTTGTTCAAAAGACCTAATCCTTATATGTCAGGAGATGTTGTACAAAGTTATTTAATACAATCAATGCACATTTCAGGAGACGCTTACTTACTTAAACAAAAGAATGAAGCAGGACAATTAGTTGCTTTATATCCTTTAATGCCTGAGAATGTAACTCCAAAAGGTAGTGATGAGACTTTGATTGAATACTATGAATATCAAGTAAAGAATCAAAAGATTAACTTAAGTAGAGATATGGTTGCTCACTTTAGAATGGGATTAGACCCTGACAACCACAGACAAGGTTTCTCGCCTGTAAAAACATTACTGAGAGAAATATATGGAGATGAGAGTGCAGGACAAATGGCTACATCTATCCTTGCAAATATGGGTGTGCCTAGCTTTATGATTACACCTAAAGATGAATATGGTTTAACAGAAGAAGAAGGAGAATCAATCTCCAAAGCATTTCAAAGAAGAACAGGTGGAGAGAATCGTGGCAAACCTTTGGTCTTATCAGGTGGAGTAAATGTTGAGAAACTTGCATTTAGTCCTAAAGACTTGGAGATTGGAGAGCTTAGAGAATCCTTTGAAGCAAGAGTATCAGCAGTTTTAGGCGTACCTTCTATCCTAGCAGGAATGTCAGTAGGGCTTAGATTTGCAACATATTCAAATGCAAAGACACTTAGAGAGTTCTTTACAGAACAAAAGCTCATACCTTTATGGGATATGGTTGCACAAGAAATAACACATCAGATATTAAAGGTTGATTACCCTGATTCATCTAACTTAGAAGCAAGATATGATTATACAGATGTAAGAGCTTTGCAAACAGATACTAATGAGATTTATGAAAGAATGAACTTAGCAGTACAAGGTGGTTGGGTAACAGTAGCAGAAGCAAGACAAAGCGTTGGATTACCAACAACACCTGAGCAAGATGTATATTTACTTGGTACAGATAAAACA